ATAATGGTTATGAGTATAGAGTTACTGGAGTTAAGGAATATAGGGCATATAACGAGAATGACCACAAAAAAGTCACCATAAGGATTTTTGACAATGAGTAATATCATCAGAATTGATATTCCGAATATTGAAGAGATCAAAAAATATTTCAAAAAAATCCCTGCTCAGCTTACTAGAGAAGTGGGCATTGCGGTTAATAAGACGGTGTTTGAAATTGAGAAAGAAGCTAAACATGAAGCGCCAGTTAATAAAGGTTTAGGCGGGGGGTTTAAAGGGTACGGCGGCAACCTTCGCCAGAGCATAAGAGGAAGTATGACTGGATGGGCTAGTGGCAAAATAGAAGTAGGAGTTGATTATGGAATATATGTTCATGAGGGGACACGCCCACACATCATTGCATCGCACGGAAATTATCCGCTAAGGAATAAGATTACAGGACAAATATTCGGAAGAAAAGTGAATCACCCAGGAACTAGAGCTAACCCATTTCTTCAACGAGCTATAGACAACAAGTCAAAATGGATAGATGATACATTCAGCAAGGCGTTAGATAACGCTCTAGAATAATGCAACACTTTAAGAACATCAGAGCAGCAATCAAAAAAGCTATTGACGATAATGCTACTACCGTCCAGAAGACTTATACTTACGAGAGGTCAACATTTGAGGGATTCCCAGCAGTAATTATTACGCCTTCAGCAGACCAATCCGATTACCATGACAACCAGAAAGACAGAAGTGTTTTTGTTTTCAAGATTCGCGCGTATTATCCGATTTCAAATGAAGCTTCTCACGAGGCCGCAGAGTCAGCTCTTGAAACTGTTATTGACGAATTGATTACTATATTTTTTAGGCGCGATTGTTTAGGATCAGCTTGCGATTGGTTAGAGCCTATTCTAGGAACATGGTATTATGAAGAAAGAGGGGAGGGTATTTACCGAGTAGCAGAGCTTACACTCCACTGCATCAAATATATTTCTTAACATATTATTATGACTTTATTAAGAGGTTCACATATAGTCTTTGGCGCAGGAATTGAAAATCCTTCAGCTCGGGGAACAAAAGTAGATCCGAATGTTTATATTCCTGCTCGCTCACCTTCGGGGATAACAGTTGCAGTTGATAAGATTCTACTCAAAGAGACCAATGCGGGTGAGATCGCTTCTACTAGCTCAGAAATAGTCTCGCGCAAAGCAGAAGGCGATCTGGAATTTAATGTAAGAACTGAAAGCATTGGCTATTTATTAAAATCATTGCTTGGAAATTGCACAAGTACTGTAATATCAGGCACCTATAAGAAGCATGCATTTACCGTACTGCGCAAGCAACCACAAGCGCCAACGCTTACACTGACACTCATACAAAACGAAGATCAGACCTATCAATATAGAAACGCCCTAGTTAAGTCGTTAGAAATAAAGACACCTGTTAATGACCTAGTACACGCTAAAGCTTTATTCATTGCGAGCGACGAAGAGGAAGTTACAACGAAAACAGCAGTTTATTCTGATACCGATTATATATTTAGGCCTTACGATGTTACGATTAAGTTAGCCCCAACAGTAGCTGATTTGGGCGCGGCCACACCATTGAGCGTGAAAGAATTTAATCTTCATCTTACGAACAATGCTAGACCTCAGCAACATATAGGTTCAATTACACCAACAGACAACATTACAGGTCTATTTGAGATAAGCGGCGGGATGATATTAGATTATAATAATACAACATTCCACGACATTTATAGAGACGGGACATATAAAGCAATGCAGATTACTTTTCAAAGGAATGATATAAATCTTGAAACATCATACCACCCCAAAATAAACATCATTATCGCGCGCGTTTCGTTTGACAAGTATGATTCAGACAGACCGCTTGATGATATTGTAAAAGATAAAATTGGATTCAATGGCCATTATGACCCGGATTATGAGCCAATTGAGATTGATGTATATAATACAATTAATAATTACGCATATAACCCATGATTATGCCAACAACAGAGTTAGTGCTTCCTATAAGCAAATGGACTGTTACTCTTGCAACAAGAATAACTTATGGCGAAGACATCAGGATTAATCAAGCATTGATGAGCGGTGTGAAAACTAACTTTGAAGGAAAGGCGCCACAATTTAGTGGGGATGCTATTGCCAAATGGGAGCGCGAAAAAATTCTTGTAGTTGTTAAAAAAATAAATGATGGCAAAACAGATATCCCCGTGACGAATGAAGTTATAGATAGCCTTGACAGAATTGATGGTCAATTTCTCGCAAGCGAAGTAAACAAAATTCTTACAGCGGAAAAAAAAAGCTAAAAACACTGCGTAAAGCAATAATAGACTCGCGCCTTTCATCAAGCGCAGAGTCTATTTTGACTGCTGAGTTAATTATTCCACAATTATGCTTAGAACTTCATTGTTTACCTTCCGAAATTTTGAAAGAGGGTTATACTGATATTATGATGATATTATCAGCCCTAGAAGCCCGCTATTTAGCACAACATGACAACCGATAAAATTCTTAGAATAGTTATCAACGCTCAAGATAATGCTTCAACGACTTTAGCTCAATTCAATGAAGACTTTGAAGATATTTTTAAGAAGATTCAAGTTGCCGCAGGCATCGCCTCTGCTACAATTGTAGGATTTTCTGGAGCTACTTTGAAGCATTTTAGTAGCATAGGAGAAGAATTAATGAATCTCAGTACAGCAACAGGAATAAGTGTAGAGGCTTTATCAGCCTTGAGAATGAAAGCTAGTGATATGGGCTTAGATTTAAGCACCATCACTTCTGCGATTAAGAGAATGGAAGTTGGTCTTGGGGACATGGCGAGTAACAGCACGAAAGCAGCAGAAGTATTTGCTCCACTCAAGATACAATTTTCGGATCTCAAAGGACTTCGTCCAGAAGAACAATTTATTAAGATAGGAAACGCGATTGCTTCCATTGAAGACCCATTCATTAGAGCTAAAGCCGCTCAAGATCTATTCGGGAGAGGTTTTGAAGGGATGATACCTTTATTTGAAAATGGCACACTTGACCTTAAAGAGCTAGAGAATCAAGCCAAAGAGACGGGGCAAATGTTTGACCGAGAGACTATGGCGAAAGCCCTAGCCACCGATAACGCTTTTGATAAACTCAATTCAACAATAGAAGGGCTCAGAATAGAGTTTGCTTCTGCATTAGCCCCAGCACTTATTGAAGTAACGGATACTATTGTGCCTATTATTAGAAGTGTAAAGGAATGGATTGAGAAAAATCCTGAGCTTACAGAGCAAATTGTTAAATGGACGACAGTTGCTCTTGCTTTAGTCGCGGCATTAAATCCGATTACCGTAGCAATCGGCTCAATTATCGCTGTTTTATTATATCTTGATACTAAAATCAAAGACGCTGGAATGACTTGGAGTGAATTTGGAGCAAGTGTAGCCGCTACTTGGGCGGAAACTTGGTGGTGGATAACATACTATATAGATCTTATTATATGGCAATTGAGGCGTTTGACGATGGCAACGGACAAAGAACTGAAAGACCTTGCCGCTCAAATGGATGCAGACCTCAATCGGCAATGGCAAGATGTACAAAAAGCATATATCAACATCAATACCGTTCATCAGCAAGGATTAAAGGAACAAGAGCAGATTATCTTGCAAAGTCTACGCAAACAGCGTTTAGACATTGAAAAAGAAACGGGAGAAGCGAAAAGAATTGCACTTGCTATTTGGCAAGCTCAAGTGAATGAAGCCAAAGCCAAATATCAAGACATGAGGATTGGCACTTTAGAGGAGTTACAAAAAATGGCAGAAGACGCTAAATTGGCAGGAGATACCACGAACAGTAACCTGATAGCCGCTTGGGATAAAGCCAAAACGGAAGCCGCAAATGCTGGTCAAGCAATCGCCGACAATCTAACCTCACACCTAGAGAACGCTGCAAGAATTGCAGGAGAATGGGGAAGGGGATTTGTACAGAATTTTATTGGGGGGATTCTTAACCAGATTCCTGCCCTACAAAGCGCTGTAAGTAGAGTTGTCAGCATTCTTAATTCTGCCAATCAATCATACGGTTCATCAATCAAGACTGTGGTGTCAAGCGGCAGTTCAACCAAGAAAAGGGCTTATGGTGGAGCAGTCAACACAGGAGAAATATATACAGTAGGAGAATTTGGGACTGAGTTATTTGTGCCGCGAACTGATGGATATATTATACCGAATAGCCGCCTAGGTGGAGTAACGATTAACATCATGAATAACCAATTTCTAGGAGAAGAGGGCATTGCAGAGAAACTAGGCAATCGTTTAGTTCAGATATTAAGACGGACAGTGAGAATATGATAATAGAGATTAATGGAGTAGACCGCACCGAGCAGATTGAATTTGGTTCAATATTAAGAACCGATTGTATTAATGAGCAGACGGACAGCCTTGATTTTAGCATAATCTATTATGCAGGAAAGCCCTTTCGCCCGACAATAGACAGCGAAGTTATCATGTATGAGGATAACAAGAAGGTTTTTAGGGGGAGAATAACCAAGATCACTACAAGATCAATAGAGAACGGTACAGTTATATATAATGTTTCTTGCAGTGATTTATCATGCGAGTTGAATAATATACTTATAACCGAAGAATATACCGATACAACGGTTGAAAATATCATCAAAGATATTTTAGACAAGAATTACCCTGCTTTTACTTACAATCATTTAAATTGTCAAATAATTTTAAACAAGAAAATTTTTGACCATGTAAGCGTATTTGAGGCAATCAGATCTTTATCCGAGATTACTGGTTATGCGTGGTATATTGATTGCGATAGAGACCTGCATTTTTTCGCGAAAGCTACTGAGATTGCACCTTTTAACATTGCCGATGAAGATGGTCATGTTATTGCTGGAAGTTTAGAAATTTCCAATGATTTATCTCAGATGCGCAATGTAGTTTATGTTAGAGGGGGAGAGATAGAGGGCGAATCACGCACAGAGACCTTTGATGGAGATGGAGTAAAGCTTCAATTTAAGCTCGCGAATAAGTTCGCACGCATTCCTACGGTTATAGTAGGGGGGATTGCTAAGACCTGCGGGGTAGATTTTTTGGACAACGAATCTGATTTTGATTGTTTTTGGGACTACAATCAGAAATATATACGATTCAAGACCGCCCCCCCTGCGGGCACGAACAATATCTCAATATCCGGTATACCGCTATATAACCTTACCATACAAGTATGTGACACTGAGTCTATTAGTCGATATGGAGTTCACGAATATTTGAAGATTGATAATTCCATTAAGGACAGAGCCACCGCTATATCAATGGCCAAAACGGAGATTGAAGCCTACCGCAACGGACTTATTGAAGGAGTATTTGATACTTATGACACAGGATTAAGAAGCGGGCAAGTGATAACAATCAATTCCGAGATTATGGGGATTAATGAGCAATTCCTGATTCAGAAGGTAACTTATAGAATGTTATCACCGACACTGGGGGCATATACAATAGAGTTAGCTACATTACGAACGATGAAAGTGATTGAATTTTTGCTTTATTTGCTTGGCCGAGAAAAAAAGATAATGACTATGGAAGGAGAGCAAGTATTAGAGAAAGCCTCTTTTCCAAATGAGCAAATGAAAATAATAGGTACTACATCAATCGTTGCTGGTACTGAGCTTGATATACAAGATATAAGAATAACAGATACAGCTACAAGTAGTGATATTCAAC